GCTATTCAACAGCTTACGGGGAGTATCAACTCCGTAGTCTTGCGATCAAACAAAGTACTCGATTTCTAAGGATTAGTAAAATCATCAATAGATTGAGGACCCTTATAAAGTAATGGAACAGATAATTTCGTTCTCATAGTAGAGGATAGCATATTATTAACATTAGTTTGACTAATCTCATTACAAGTAATTTTATCTCTACCATCATTATATCTTACAACGCCTCCTGCATCTGTTATTCCAGTAGTATATTCTAGTACGTTAGGCCCACGAGCTCTTTCAGGTCTGACTCCATCATTATCAACAATCTCCATGGCAGAATATTTTGTGGTAATGTTAGTTAATGGATATATATACTTAATCCTTGATAATGCGACTGCCAGCTCACCCGTTCCGCCACCATGTCTCGGAGTCATATCTTCAAAGGTAATAATATGTAAATCATCTGGTAAACCTCTTAATAGTGTCTGTAGAGTAGTAACGGTCTGTCTAGTATGCATGAAATTTATTTTCGCGATATACGTAAGGTTTGGTAAATCTACTATCCATCCAGCTTCTTCTATACCTTTACATATACCCGCTATATCAAGTGGAAATAGATCGGTATTTTGATTCAAAACTAGGTGAATTCGTTCCCAATCTTCTCCTATAGTTGTTTTACGTGTAGGATCATCTTTGCTATCAAACTCAATCTCAGCCACCTCTCCTCTCTGTCTGCTTTCTGTAAATAAAGTAGTATTAGGTCGATAAACTATTTGTCGGATGTTATCTGGTAATTCATAGTAGTCCTCAGGTAATGTTTTTCTAACCATATGCCTAACCAATCTTATACCTCTATGTGGCTTAAATTTATCATTGTCAAGCATTCTTGCACCAATCATCAAACGTCTTAAATCATCTTCAGTAAGAAAATATTGACTATCTTCAAAAGCTGGGTGATCTACGTCAACGTCAAACGGCACTATTTGATCTTCTAAGTTAACACGTCTAATTTGCGGATCTCGTAATAGTTGTCTATCTTTGACTGATTCATTATAACCAATCACATGCTTACCAAATTCAGTATCCGCAGCCGAATCTAACTTAGAGGCGAAGTAATTTAAAATATACATCAAGGTTGACTGTTGTATGTTAGGTAATAGACGTCTGATCAAAGCAATACAATCTTCTAAAACAGTACTATTATCAATACCTAACATCAGATTTGTGGTTGTTGGAACATCGCCTTTACGAATCAATCTGACATCAGCTGTTGAGAAATAATTTCCAAGATTCGCTCTAATGAAACTCGTTGTAAGGAATAAACCTTCAGTTTCGACTAGCCATTCTTTGACATCTTCACCGATTTCACCATCATCAATCACAAATATTCTAGCACCGTTTTCATTTGCGTCCTGTAAATCGAATACAGTATCATCAATTGTCACATGCTTAATTCTTATAGGATCATTAATGTCTCTAAATTTGTTGCGCCAAGTTAAAGTAGGTAGTATGTACACAAACTGCATCGATCCCTCTATAATATATTTTTCGTCAGCAAACGTTGTACCTCCACCTGCCAGTAATAATAACATGCCATAAGATTTAGTACTTTGCTCAACACTATGAATAAAATGCATACCAAGAGCTTCTTCGGGTTTTGGATCTATTGTTATTAACGGCGCCTTCATAGGCAAATTATCAACTCCTAAACCAAGATTTCTCAATATTGGACCGTCGACCCCATATAGCATACTCCAGAAAATAGAAGTATTTATCTCATTACTCTTTTCTCCTTGAATTCTAAGTGGTAGAAGTAAATTAACTTGAGGTTCATCAGTAGAAACGAGACAAACTTGTATAGGTTTAAAAGTTGATAACTCTCCAGAATAATTAGGCATAAAATTTTGTCTCTGATTAGCAAGTGCGTCGAGGACAAAAGCCATATGAGTAGTCAATAATTTAGATAAACTCGTGAATCGTGTTTCAACGTGAGCTAAATAACTATCAAACAGTGAACGTCCTGCGCTTTTAATATGCCTCCACCTCTTCATATACCCAGAAGCTAAATCTTTAAGAATTTCTATAGCGTTACGAAATCTATCATCAAGAGTGTTTGCATTCCTATAGTCGCTTATAATATACGGATGATAATGTTGAGGGTTGGGTGAATATCTCGGAAACTCGGCATTAATGGCACGTCGATCATCTTTTAATAATCCTTGTGGAAACATCAGCTCGGCTACAGTAGCGATAGCGCCTACATCGCTGAATTTATGACTAGCAAATAAAGAAGGATAATTCCCAGAAAGCATATCTCTTCCTTGTTCCCATCTTTCATCGGATCGTGACCATAACTTATTCCCTCTGGCATCTATCTGGTATTTCCTCCCGTATTGCTTGATAAATTTGGCATAGCTCTTAGAATCATATTCCCTAAAGAAATCAAGTATTACATCAGCCACCTGACCACTGATTTCAGCAAATAATCGAGGCCAAAGTAAAGAAAAACCAACGAATTGTAAGATGTAAAATATTGCGTATGGTGTTTTCATGGATACTCTATTTTCAATCAGATAATAAAGATGGTTGGTTGGGCCCATCTCTCTTGAATACATTAAATAAATGTCTACCAATTCACTCTTATAATATAAATTTTTCATGAAATCATGCAAATCTTTAAAATCAACATCTTGCCTCATAGCTGCAGGGATCAAAGACCAATTGTCACTTAACATCAAGACGCCAGTCTTCATTAAGAAAGTCACATTCATAGTATGAATTAAATCTGCAAAGTTTCGGTTCATAATTAATTGAAGCATAAGCACGCGCAAACTATAATGCGTATCCTTTCTATCTAAAAGAGCATACTCATTCAAAGCTGGTTGTTTAACTACGTAATTATCATAAACGTTAGCTTCAGCTCGCTCTTTAAGATTATCTCTAGCAGATGCGTTCTCAAGTAACTTGCAGAAGTTATGATTTAATATACTCGCTTTATACATATCAATGTTAGAAGCATGTTGTACAGTTTTCTTACCACCTATCAATGTACCACGTGTTGCTTGCATTTCTCCAAAATAATAGGTACCTTTACTGTTACCTTGAATCACATTTTGGTACATTTCTTCTTTAAACCAACGGGGGGGCATGGATACAAGAGACATTAGAGCTGCACTCGCACGAGTCGGTTCATTAAGATATGCTGACTTAATGAGAATCTTGGCATCTCCAAGGTTTTCATAAGGCTCGTCGGGTTGATATAATTTGTCAAAAGACCACACATCAGTATCGCCCATAATAGTACGTAGAATTGCAAGTACGCCACCCGCGTAATGATAGTAATTTAATGTATTAGGATTCTCAGGTGTAAAGTCGCTTCGTTTAAATAGATTTTCACCAATGTGAGGAACACCATCCATCTGAGATACCTTTGCTTTATCTAATAACTCTTGAGTGAATTGCATTCCTACTAAGACAGTACCATATTGGAAAGTATCTTTACTCATTTTAATTATATTATCAGATAGTTTGTTACTAGACTCATAAGGATTGTTATACTCAATGAGCTTAGAAGTGTATTCAATATAAGCATGGCGCTCTTGCGTGACATTGACATCTAAGAGCTCAATCTCAAATAATGAGTCTTTATTTTCATCGTCTGCATACACTCTTACTTCAGTTGATGGGAATGATGTAGAAGTAAACTTATCAGTCTTAACCTCAGAAAGTAGCTTTAATACACGAGTTAACTGCTCTTGTGTTATCGCAGATGATTCTTCAGTACCAGTGATGTCGACTAAACGGAGGAGCGTCTCGATATGCTTTGTTGTCGTACCAGTTGACGTCTGTCTCTTTCCAACTGACGTTGATACATCATTAGATTCGTTACGATCTGCCTCTGTCTTCTTTCTATTGCTAAATCCAGAACTTGAGGCCATTGGGGCATCAGTTGATCTCGTTCCATTTTTCTTAGACGATTTCGCATTATCGGTAGGTTCGTCTTCCTCAGAGGAATCGGTTTCTGATTCTGGTTTGATGTTACTTCTTTTCTTTTCGCGCGGACTTTTACTTTCTTTACGTTCTTGTTCTGTCTCTAGTAACTCATTTTCATTGATCAGTTCATCAGTTTTTGATTTTTCCTTAGTTTTCTTTAGTTTGCTTGCCTTGGACATACTCGCTGATAACGTAATGTGCTGTTTTTTAAT